GACTACAACATATTTGCTTTAGTTAGAACAGATGACAAGAAATGCTTATATCCTGATGCAAAGATGCGCCAGAGGGTGAGTGATAAAATAGGCAAAGAGTTCATAGGTACTTTAGAGGATGATGTTATTATAAACACGATGTTTGATCTTGAACAATACATAGGCACAAAGATTAATTGGGTATCTGGGCAGACCTTTGATGAAGTAATAAAAAAGAGGGGGGGGTATTTACCCAATGTAGTAACAAGATTCTGCACTACTGAAATGAAGATGATACCTATTATGGAGTGGTGGTATAAAACTATCAAAGAAACGTGTAAAATGCGTATAGGATTCAGAGCCAATGAACAGCGAAGGGCAAAGTCAGTATTAAAACGTACCATAAATGATATTGAATCTGATAAATTTATAATAGGAAAGCATAAAAACGGAAATAATAGATGGAAGGAATTGGCATGGAGAAAACCAGAATTTCCATTGATTAAAGACAGGGTATTTAAGGACAACATAGAACAATATTGGAAGGATAAGCCTGTACAGTTTGCATATATGAATAATTGTGTAGGGTGCTTTCACAGGAATCCGGTACTCTTAAAACACATGAGCAAACGTCATGCTAATAAATTTGATTGGTTTATGAATCAAGAGAATAAAGATGATAATACGTTCAAAAAAGAAATAACATATAAAGGAATAAAGGACTCACTTGAACAAACCAAGCTATTTGATAATGACTTTAACGAGTGTGATTCTGGTTACTGTGGAGTATAGCAATTAAGGAAGGAAATCAAAAGAGTAACCTAATTTATATTAATTACGTAAATTTGCATTAAACTAATATGATTTAATATGCCATTTGAAAATGGACATAACCTATCTAATGGGAGGCCACCAGGAACCCCTAATAAGACCACTACGGCCTTTAAAGAGCTTATCATGATGGCCTATCAGCACCTGGAGAAAAAGAAGGGATATGGCATAAAACAGTGGGCAGAACAGAACCAAACTGATTTCTATAAGATAGCCTCTAAGCTAATACCAGTACAGATCACAGCAGACGTTAAACTACATAAGCAGATAATATTCACACCGATTGGAAAACATACGAGAGATAACAGTAACGGATCTATACCTAAAGAATCAAAACTCAAAAGGAAAAATAATAATAAATAAAGGGGGTGCAGGTTCAAGTAAATCGCATTCACTCTGTCAGGTATTTATATTTAGGTTTGTCAATAGAAAAAACTACAAGCTGCTGATATGCAGAAAGACTCTCCCAGCATTAAAGATAAGTGCATACAAGCTATTTATTGACCTCTTAAAAGATTATGGATACCTATCACTATGCGTTTATAACAAGAGCGAGAGGACTATAATACTAGGCTCTAACTACATACACTTCACAGGCATAGATGATCCTGAGAAAATTAAATCAACAGAGTGGAACGACACCTGGATGGAAGAGGCAACAGATTTCTCCTATGATGATTACCTCATGCTATCACTTAGAAACAGAGCACCAGGCCACCTTAATCAATTATTTTTATCTTTAAACCCAATAGATGAGACTGGATGGATCAATGAGAAGGTGATTAAGAAGGTGGATTGCGAGGTGCTACACTCCACATATCATGACAATCCTTTTTTGCCTGATGAAGCTAAAAGACAGATAGAAGCCTTAAAGCAAATAGATGAGAACTATTACAAGATATATGCTCTCGGTGAATGGGGGGGTATCATTAAGGGCAGAATATTTACGTACAATACCTATGATAAGGAGCAGGACTATGAATGGGCAGCCTATGGAATGGATTTTGGCTTTACAAATGATCCGAGTACAATTATTAAGGTGTGCAAGAGAGGCGATGAGCTGTACATCTCAGAATGCCTATACGAACCAGGACTTACGAATCAGGACTTGTCAGCTAAACTAAATGAATATTGCCATAAAACAGATGAGATAATAGCAGACTCAGCAGAGCCTAAATCAATAGAAGAGCTGTTCAGGGAGGGCTGGAACATACATCCGGCCAGGAAGGGGCAGGACTCCATACGGGCAGGGATAGACTTAATGAAGAGATACAAATTATATATAAGTAAAAATAGCGTAAATTTGCAAAAGGAGTTGAATCAATACCGATGGAAGGCAGATAAGAACGGGGATCTGTTGCGACCACCAGCACCGATAGACTACATGAACCACGCTATAGATGCAATTAGATATGTATGCCTAAATAAATTAGCACCTAAAAAAGAACTATACTTCGCATGAAACTACTAGACACCATTTTAGACAGAGTAGGACTCCAGATAAAGCAGAGAGCCATAACAAACACCTCAATAGGCAACGAATTACAGCTAATAAAGATAGGGCCTGATAAGTTTATAAAAGATGGATACAAGGCAAACCCTATATTGTTCTCTGCAATTAACTGGATAACCACGCGAGTATCAAAAGTTAAGTGGCAGCTGTTTGATGTCACCAATACGGAAGAGAAGATTGAGATATTTGACCATGACTATCTGAGGCTCATAAACAATCCCAATCCTGCACAGAGCAAAAGAGAGTTCTATGAGAGTGCCTGTGGTTATAAGAAGATCAATGGGGAGACGTTTATACATGGTGTTTCGCCTGATAACGGGGTGAATGAAGGCATACCACAGGAGCTATGGGTGCTCCCCAGCCCTATCATGTCAGTGAAGTTTGACGGCTCTGGCATCCCTACAAAGTACATAGTACAAACAGCACAGCAGCAGGTGATAGAACCCAATGCAATGATGTACCTCAGAGAGTTTAATCCAGGCACAGGGAACAGGGGTATGAGCCCAATAGAGGCAGGGGTGAAGGTAGTAACACAGAGTAATGATGCTTATACTGCCAACATGAGACTGTTGCAGAATTTGGGAGCACAGGGATTGTTGAGCATAGATGATGACAATGCCAATCCTACCACAGCACAGATAGACAGGATGGAGACACAGATAAACCAGAAGTATAGTGGAGCGAGTAACTATGGCAGGGTGATGGTGAACTCCCTGAAATGGAAGTGGCAGCAGATAGGATTGTCAGCCACTGATCTGGCGTTAATAGAATCACAGCGATTATCAAGGGAGGATATATGCAATTTATTCCAGCTGCCTACAGCACTGTTCAACGATCCATCTGCAAGTACATATAACAATATTCAGGAGGCCAGAAAGACAGCGATAACAGATGCGGTGATACCTGAGAATGATGCGTTAAAAGATGGTTATAATAGATGGCTAACACCTTTATTCAATGATAGAGATAATAAAAAGTATTGGCTCACTCATGATGTGATGGCCTATCCTGAGCTTCAAAAGAACCATAAGGAGCTAACAGAGTGGCTATCACAGGCATGGTGGATGACGGGCAATCAAAAGCTCTCTATTATGGAGATGGCAATAAGTGACAATCCTTTGATGGATGAGATATTGCTGCCTACTAACTTAATGCCAATAGGCTCAGATCATGATGAGCTGGTGAAGGCTTACAGCAGACATTTAGAGATTGACGATATCGGTGAACTAATACGATCAAACGGCAATGTCGCATAACATCTGGAGCATAGTTAATCGCTCACGAGCTTCGTTCACACGTTCAGCTACCACGAGGACACGCAGGGCTCTTAATCTACAGATAAAGCCTATCCTGGACAAGCTAAAGACAGGAGCAATACCTACTGATGACTTCATAGATACTGTAATCACACAGGAGCCTATAAAACAGATGATGATAGATATACATTATTCTGTAGGCAAAAAGTTTGCTGGTGCTGTTTTTAAATCCTTCCAGAAGGCACAGATAGAATTTAGCGAAGATATATTTATGAACAATGTATTGAGCATGATAGAGGGGCAGGGTGCTGTGATGATTACGGCAATAGATCAGGCAACGAAAAACAGCATCAAAAGAGTGATAGCACAAGAGATAAAAAGGGGTGCAGACATCAACCAGATAGCATTAGAGATAAGCAAGAAACTAAAGAAGGGAAGTTTTATAAGATCCATAACGATAGCTAGAACAGAGGTTATAAGAGCTAGTAATGCAGGAGCCCTGACGGGAGCTAACATGACTAAACTAGCTTTGCAGAAGGAATGGATAAGCACACTGGATGATAGAACCAGACAGAATGGCTATGACCATGTGGATGCAAACGGCCAGAAGGTAGGAATAAATGAGAGCTTCCTGGTGAGTGGAGAGCTGTTAGATCATCCTGCCTCGTTTGATGGATCTCCAGGCAACACCATTAACTGTCGTTGTGCCATAGGATTTACAAGATTATAATCGCCAAAGTGATACGCCTGTTCACCGTATATTATAAAGAGACAGAAGTGATAAGGCTGCAAGAGCTGGAGCTTTGCAGGACTCTTAACATGGAGAGGTTCGGGAGTGGATACACTCTGCACCATGAAAGCGAAGGACATAGAACCACATACCAGGAGCTATTTGATAAGATAAATGACACCACAAAAGAGGGTGATATAAACATAATAGCGAACTCAGACATATATTTTGACGATACTATAAGCATGATTGAGAGCATAGGAGAGGGGGAGTGCTATGCTTTGACACGCTATAATGTTCAAAGAAAAAATGTCTTTGAAGATACACCAGGCTCACAGGATGTGTGGATATTCAGGGGTAAGATAAAAGATGGGTGCTTTGATGTGCCTATGGGAGTGCCTGGATGCGATAACCGGATAGCCTATGAGCTTAACAGTGCAGGATATAAGCTGTACAATCCATCACTGGCCATTAAATGTTACCACCTGCATAACAGTCCTAAAAGCTATACGAACAACACGAAGAGGGTGGAACGGCCTTATATGCTGATACCTATTATAAGTATGCCTAAACGTATATTCCACATCAGCTTAGGTATCCATCAGAGAGCACAGATTAAGGCACTAGAAGGCATAGGAGCGTATGAGAGCATAGACTGGACAAGGGCAAAAGAATCAATAAGCGAGAGGATAGATGTGTTTAATCCAGAGATTATATTTATGCAGCTACAGAGGGAGGGGATCGTCACCCCTGAGATGGCAAAGAAATGGAGTGATAGAGGCATTAAGGTAATCAACTGGACTGGTGACGTTCGTGCACCCCTGCCAATGTGGTATCTGGAGGTAGGTAAAGAGTGCCATATAAGCCTGTTCACAAATCAGCCTGACATTAATAAGATGCGTTTGATGGGGTGCAGGGCAGATTTTCTGAATATAGGCTATGATCAGAGAGTATATTACCCTTATGGCAAAAAGATAGATTGCCCTGATATTGTTTTTTTAGGTAACAACTACAATCATTTTCCTTTATCCGAAGAGAGAAAACAGATGGTGACTATGTTAAGAGATAAGTTCGGTGACTCCTTTGGTTTATATGGCACAGGATGGGGAGGGCTGGAGGATGGTGATTATAATGGAGATGAGATGCAAGAGGCCATGATATTAAGGAGCTGCAAGATAGCCATAAACCTATCACACTTTAATTACCGTAGATATTCCAGCGATAGGATGCAGAGGATTCTGGGCTGTGGAGCTATGTGCATAACGCATAATTTTAAAGGGCTGAATATAGATTATAAGGACAACGTACATTTAAAAACATACAACAGCATACATGAGCTTTTTGATCTATGCAGATACTATCTTTTAAATGACGAAGAGCGAAAGCAGATAGCATTAAATGGCTGGAGGTTGGCTTATAATACCCAGACATGGGTGCATAGAATAAAAGAGATGAGAAAATGGCTGTGATATTTGTGAAGATTCGCAATGATGAGGGTGAGATATATAGATCATACCATGACTTTTGGAGGCTGGTGGATCTCTCAGGCTTTGACAAGTGTGAGCTATCTGAGGTAGACAAAGACTCTGATAACATATATATCTTCTCACCCGTAAATGGCAACACTATTAACTATATAAACACTCCCCACAAAGCGAGGTTTATAGCATGGCAACTGGAGAGGCCGAACAACGGAGATGAGAATAAAGAAGGTATTGATAGGCATGGAATAGAAGAGATGTGGTTTTATGATAGAGCCATCTGCAAAAGAGATGGACTTAAATATGTGATAATAGGTGGGCATCCAGATTTGGGAGGGGAGAAAACGGAGTGCCAATATGATATGATGAATATGTGCTATCTATACGGGAAACGAACAAGGCAATGTAATAAGCTAATACAAAGAGGCTTATCATTAAGCCCTAACAGCTATGATCTTAAAGAGAGGGATATTGAGTTGGCATCCAGCAGATATGGGTTGTGTTTACACCAGGATGATGAGCCTGTGATTGAGCCTCTGAGGTTTGTATTATTTGCCTGTTGGAAGTTACCATTGATAGTGGAATATTCTCATGATTATCACCCGTATTTAATTCAGGGCTGGGATAAAGACATAGATAATGAGGTGGCTATATTACAGGCAGAATATAATTATAGGCTAATGACAGAGGTACATACATTTAGAAGGTGTGTGGAGGATGCGTTATGAAGGTGACAGCATATTATATCCTACATTATGGCCATGAATACATAAATTATTCAATGCGTTCTATATATAATCATGTAGATGAGATTATAATACTGTACTCCGAGCACCCCTCACATGGTACGCTGACAGCGTTAAGGAATCCAGATAGCAGGGAATCCATTAAAGAGCAGGTGTATGATGTTGATAATAAAGTAATATGGATAGATGGAATATGGAGAAGCGAATCAGCACACCGGAGACAGGCAGAGCATGAGGCCAGGATAAGGGGTGCAGACATACTGCTTATTGCTGACTATGATGAGATATGGACAAGCCAAATAGGTGAGCTATTGAATCTCTCATGGATAAATAATACATACGAGACAAAGATTTACATGAATCATCTATGGAAGGGATTCAATTTAATATGCAAGGATGGACATAGGCAGGGGAGAATATATAATTTACGGGTGACGAATAAGGATAAGGTATGCACTATATTGGATGACAGTCCTGCGGTGTACCACTTTGGCTATGCCATAACCGATGATCTGATGCGTTATAAGACTGCGATACATGGACATATATCGGAGTTCAGAGAGGGGTGGTTTGAGAATGTATGGCTGGGAAATAAAAGGAGAGATGTGCATCCGGTGTGCATAGATATGTGGAACCCCAAAGAATTTAATAAGAACGCTTTACCGGAGATAATGAACTCACATCAGAGATGGCTATAATTGGCAATACCTATATATTTATACACATACATAAGACGGGAGGCAAATCTATACGTGGTATGCTGGGCAATCCTGAGGACTGGGGAGGTAGGCACGTAGAAAGCAAACAGGTTAAAAAGTATTTATATGAGAATCAGAGATATGATTTATGGGATAACGCGTTTAAGTTCTCTATTGTCAGGAATCCTTATGACTGGGTATCATCAACTTACTTTTATATTAAGCATTCACGTAATCACCCTGATGCGATCAATACAAAGACGTTTAATTACTTTATTAAGTGGCTTACTAATGAGGCCATGCACCAGCAAAGAGCCCCTGACAGCAATAAATATCTGCTCCAGAGTGAGTACGTACAAGGGCTGGATAAGGTGTACAGGTTTGAAAGCATAGACACTGCCATGATAGATATAAGCAAGAAGCTACATATTAAGCATAGATTTTTACATTTAAACAAAAATCCATATCATTTAAAATGCCAAAATTTGTATGGTAAAAGCGAACTAAAAATCATGAGAGACGTATTTATAACTGATTTTGAGAAATTTGGTTATACTTATTACTAAATTATTAATTCTATATTTGTACTAGGTACGGGGTTGGGCGAACTCCTGAGATGCTGACGAGTATCTCTGCCTGGTATAATTTCTTCGCATATATTCGCCTAAGATTTTCGCCTTTTTTTTCGCCTTAACAACTTTAAAAGTTAGATATGAGGCTATACAAATCTATTG